GAGACCTACGGCGGGGTGCCCGTGATGCGCCCCGTGCAAGTTCAAATTCAGGAGGATTGAAATGGGTGATTTGAATGATCTGGTGTTGGAATTGGCGCGGGCCCGCGCCGAGGCCGCAGAGGCCCATGCGCGGTTGGTGGCATTGATGGCCAGCACTGCCATCATCGAGGCCCAGGCTGATGAGCACTTTGCCAAAGAGCGCGTCGCCGATCTGGAAGACGCCATCCGCGCGGCAGTCAAGACTGTGCTGGACGCTAAGGTCTTTGAGAAGGCGGCGCCCAGCCTGGGCCTCGATTTTGTGACAATTGCTGAAGAGCCGCAAGCGACCATTGCGAGCGACCTGACAGACTATCTGCTCGCATCGGAGGCGCGACCATGAGCGCCAAACCACAGCAACTCTTCGACCAGCACGCTGAGGAAGCCGTGCTCGGCAGCCTCCTGATTGACCCCGAGTGCATCCCTGGCGTCATAGCGCAACTCCACGCCGACGACTTTTACCTGCGTCAGAACGCGCTGATCTTCGCCTCGATCTGCGCGCTGGCGGCGACGGGCGCGAGTATAGACGTGCTCACAGTCTCCGAGCGCCTGGAGGCGCAAGGGGATCTGGCCAAAGTTGGCGGCACGGCGCGGCTGGTACAACTCATGCTGGCGGTGCCGTCGGCCATGCACGTAGAATCTTACGCTGCTACCGTGCGCGAGTGGGCCCTGCGCCGGAAACTGCTTCAGTCTGCCGGCGAAATTGCTAAACTGGCGGCGGATTCGACCGCCGACATCGAGGCCGTCACCAGTGGCAGCAGTGCCGCTCTCTTGCGCGCCATCCAGACACCGCAAGAGTTGGTGGTGCGGACGGCGCTTGAGGTTGGCGGAGCGACATGGCAGGCGCTCAATTCCGGCCGCTCAATCTTCGTGCCCACGGGCTTCGCAGACTACGATGCCAGATTCGGGGGCCTGCCGAAGTCTGGCGTAACGCTTCTCGCGGCTCGGCCTGGTATGGGCAAGAGCACGTTCCTGCTGAACGTTGCCATGCACGCGGCGCGGGCTGGTGCGACGGTCCTGTTCGTCTCACTGGAAATGACCAGCGAGCAGCTGTTTCAACGCGCCATCCTGGCGACTTCCAGCGATGCGCCGGCGGACATGCTCCGTCGTACGCGCTTCGAGCCGCGAGAACTTGAGGCCATCGCCGAGGCAACTGGACAACTCGCCGACTTACCGCTCCATTTCGCCTACATGCCCGGCGTGACCATCAGCGGCATGGTCGCCACCGCGCAGGCGTTCGCCCTCCGCAGGCCGCCCGACATGGTGGTGGTGGACTACGTGCAACTGATTCGCGGCGACCCCTCACGCCGCGAGAGCACGCGCCAGCAGGAAGTCGGCGAGGTGATGCGCGGCCTGAAGCGCCTGGCGGGAATGCTAGGCGACGTGCCTGTGCTGGCCGCCGCGCAGATGAACCGCGCACTGGAGTTGCGCGCGGCCTCCGACCGCAAGCCGCAATTGTCGGATTTGCGAGAGTCGGGCGACCTGGAGAACGACGCCGATGTGGTGGCATTCCTGCATCACGGCGGCGTTATGCCGGAGAACGCCCGCCCAACGGACTTCTTTGAGACGACCGTGGTGGTGCGCAAGAACCGCCACGGGAACGTCGGTGAAGTCCCGCTGTTGTGGCAGCCAGGTCGCTACCGGTTCGTCAACAGTGCGAAGGTTGTCAAGTGATAAATGTCACTTTTTTTCAGGATATATGACACTAGAATTTACGGGTGGGGTGTGATATAAGAGAATTATGGTCAAGAGAGCAACGCAGGTAGAACAAGATATCCTGAATGGCGCTATAGAGCGCGCCATTGAAGATTTAGCGTCCCGGTCGGGGCTGTCTGCCGAAGTAGTGAGGCAGATGGCCACAGACGGGACGCCTTTCGTTCGTGGCAGCAACAGGCCGGGCTGCGGGGCCGTGGAACTGAATCGCGGCCTGGCCCTCTTGCGGGAGGCCGTGGATGGTAACCCGCGTGAGTATTGGCTCAAATGGTACAAAGAAGAGGGCGACTATGGAGATACGTTGGGACGCAAGCATCGGCGAGTACATCGGGCGTGACCTCGATGGCATCGAGCACTACGGACAGTCGCAATCCGAGTGCATGGCCCGCGTGAGCGAGGCCAATGAAATCATCATCAAGCATCGGAGCAGCAACGCTCCACGGTGCCCTCTTTGTGGGGGAATTGAAGCGCCGGGGCACTTCGAGCGCTGCGCGTACGAGTTTTAATTTCAATTTCGAGGAGGACACTGAGATGAAGATACGAGAGTTGCAAAAACGCATAGAGACTATCACTAGCTACAAGAACAGCAAACCCATTCCAGTGTGTCCAGTATGTGGATTGAACTTGAATTCGTTTCCGCACTCCGAACAGGAGTGCATGGAGTGGTTCATGGCTGACTATCGCGACGCGGATGAAACGCGCGCGGATTTGTGGCAGTTCTAGTTTAGGAGCAAGGAGGCTCAAAGATGGATACGATGGCATTGGATGTATTTGAAGCAGCAAGTGGACGGTTGGCAGCATTGAAAGCTCGCCATAATCTCTTGGTACAGGCTACCAAAGAGGTGCTAGTTGAAGGCTTGGACTTTGGCAAGATTCCAGGAACCGGGGACAAGCCGACATTGCTAAAGCCTGGCGCTGAGAAGTTGTGCTACTTGTTCGGACTGCGCCCGACGTTTGAGGTTGTGGAAGCCCGCGAGGACTGGACCGGCGGCTTGTTCTACTACCGCTATCGCTGCACCTTGCATGACCAGAGCGGCAACGTACTTGCAGATGGTGAGGGTAGTTGCAACAGCCGCGAGAAGAAATACCGCTATCGCCAGTCTGAGCGCGTTTGTCCGAAGTGTGGCAAGCCGACCATCATCAAGGGCAAAGATGAATACGGCGGCGGTTGGTTGTGCTACGCCAAGAAGGGTGGCTGCGGTGCTAAGTTTGCCGACAATGCGCCAGAGATTACCAGCCAGCCCAGCGGCTTGGTAGAAAACACTGAGCCTTACGACCTCGTGAACACCATTCAGAAGATGGCTCAGAAGCGCGCCCTGGTTGCCGCCGTTCTGGTTGGCGCGGGTGCGTCGCAGTTCTTCACGCAGGACGTGGAGGACATGAGCATCATACCTGAACAGGTTGCACCTGCGCCTGAACCCACGGCCATGCCTGTCGCTGAACCGCAGGCTGCACCCAAGCCGGTACCCGCGACCCTCGCTGAAGCGCGGGCAGAATTTTCGAGGGTATGGAATGCGGCAAAGAGACTTGGGCTCGACCCCCCTCTCCTCGATAACAAGTGGAGTATTGAGGAGATCATGATGAATGTGGCAATCCTCGAAGTGGAGATTGCCGAGGCGACGGCGGCTTCTGGAGCGTCGAATGAGTAATACTGTCAGGGCCACCATCTCGAGCCTGTGGCGCCTGAGCCTGCAGATGTGCGCCAGGCGCATCGCCGAGCATCGCGGTCACGCGCCGGCGACTCCGTGGACAGCGCTCCGCAAGTTGTTCCTGCAGGAGCGCCGCGATTGGAGTTTGCCAGGCGCGCCTCGCGTGGGCTGGAAGCGCGGGGAACTCGTGGAAGCTGTGGCGGCGCTCGCAGGTCGCGGCGACATCGCGGAGGAGTGGGGCGACGTGGGGTACTACGTCGCTCATACCTGGGGCTGGCTGTGGCGGCTCTACTACGCGGTCACACCAGACCGCGTAGTCGCCGAGGCCATCGAGAAGTTTACAGAGTGCGCCAACGAGAGCACGCGCGGCGGGACGCTATACGTGCCTGTTGTCTACGCGGACGGCAGGCGGGAGGTGGTAGATGATTAGTACCAGGACGGTAAAGTGTCCGACGTGCGGGCGTACTTTGATTGCCCTCCGCAGGGGATATCGTTGTGAGCGATGTGAAAAGCACTTCGTCGTTGTTGCGAACATGCTATTCGAGGAGCAGCGCAACGACGACGAAATTTGGCTTGACGTTTTCGGCCTGCGGAAGGCCATCGAGAAGTTGAAGGAACAGCGCTACTAGGCTACCAGCAATTACCTGAAAGGAGAGATATGGACTGGAAGGATGGTGTGATTATGCTTCTTTTGGTGTGCCTCCTGGTGGCGCTGCTGGTAATTTGCAGTATTACGCAGTGGGGGTGGTGAGCGCTTCATGTTGATCGCGCTCGACCTCTTCTGTGGTGCCGGCGGCGCCACGCGAGGCTATTAGTTGGCAGGATTCTACGTCGTCGGCGTGGACATCCGACAACAGCCGCATTATTGCGGCGAGGAATTCTACCGGGGCGATGCGCTCGAATTCCTTGCCGCTCATGGGCATGAGTTCGACCTCATCCATGCCTCACCACCATGCCAGCGGTACTCGCAGTGCACCCCGCGAGAGTACCGCGAACGGCATCCCGACCTTATCAGCGCCGTGCGCCTGGCGTTGCAGAAAACGGGCAAGCCGTACGTCATCGAGAACGTCCCGGGTGCGCGCAGTTTGCTGCGTGAGCCAGGGATGCTGTGCGGCACGATGTTCAGCCTACCGCTGTTCCGCCACAGGTACTTTGAAGTGTGGCCGCCGATATACCTGTGGCCGCAGTGTCATCATACCGCGCCCCCGGTGCTTGTATCTGGAACCACGCGGCGCAAATCGCGCGGACGCAAAGAATACTCCATTGCCGAGAAGCGCGCAGCGATGGGTATTGACTGGATGACCACATCAGAGTTGGATGAGGCCATCCCGCCAGCGTACACGGAATGGATTGGAGCATATTTGAGGTTATAACTTATCTAATAGCAAGGCCGCCCCAACCTGGGAATTGGGGCGGCGAGACGAAAACTGCGCGGGCGCGGCTGTTTTCTGTCCATAGTATACATCATTTCACATAAATGTCAATATCTACAGCATCAAGATTACCAACTTGCTAAAGCCAAATCGGGAGGTCTAAATGAAAATTTTGTGTTCCAGACGCGACCTGGCTAAGGCACTAAGTATTGTCAGATATGGAGAGCCGCGATGCGCTACAGTACCAATCGCGAATGATGTCTTGCTGGCCGCCGATGGCGGGCGATTCAGATTGATGACCTGCACTCCAGAGTTCAGCGTCACGCACTGGGCTGACGCACGCGTGGAGGAGAGCGGAGAGATTGTCGTGTCGCTGCACGATCTCCGCCAGGTCGTTAACTCGCTTCCGTCGCGCTCATCGGTGGCGCTTGAGACATCTGAGGATAATCTGATCCTGGCGCTCTCCTGCGACACAGTGACTGCCTCATTCCAGAGGATTACCGACGAATTTCCACTAGTGCCAGCAATCGGAGACGCGGCTGATGGCGTTGCCGTGGAGGCCGGCGACCTACGGCTGGGATTGAAGCAGGTCACCTTTGCGGCTTCCAGGGACGATTTTCATCCTGTGCTCACGGGGGTGCTGATGGAATTTTCCTCAAGCACTCTGAAACTTGTCGCCTCCGATGGCTTCCGCCTCTCTATGCGCCACGTGCTGCTCTTGCAACCTGTGAAGCATCCGTTCAGCGTTATTGTGCCAGCGTGGACGCTGGAGAAGTTGATGCACATCCTCGCCAGACGCAATGAAACCGTGACGATCTCCATGACGTCAGGCTGGATGGTGTTCACACTCAGGGACACCGTCCTTAGTTCCAAGCCCATTGACGGAACATTTCCGAATTACCGCCGCATCATCAGCGCCATCGCGCGGGCGCATCACACGCGAGCGGTCATCAACCGTGAGGAATTGCTTCGGGCATGCAAGCGGGCGGCGGCGATCTCCGCTGATTTTATGCGCAAGGTGCGCCTGAGTGTCGAGTCGGGGCGGGTCATCGTGTCAGCAGTCTCTACAGAATCCAGCAGGGGCTCCACGGTACTGAGCGCCGACGTGGAAGGGGCGGGCATAGAAATCTTCTTTGATGCCCGCCTCCTGATTGATGTGTTGAATGCGCTGGATGCACCACAGGTGATCTTATTGGTGAGCAAGCCGACTAACCCCTGCGTTATCAAGGTGCCTGGGGACGAGGACGCTTTTACCCACGTGATCATGCCGGTGCGTCCAAATCGGAAGTAGTCTCTGGCGCAAGATGAAGATAGTTTCAAGGAACCCTCCGCGCAGGGGAAGTCAATTATGAGGCCGGGCGCGGCCGGCCTCGAAAGGAGGAGAAGGGCAATGTTGGAGTTCGAGTCTGGATTGTATGATGCGGGTAAAAAAGTGGAAGTCCTTGTTCTGGATGGTATAACCACTGAAGCGGCTGATATTTTGAACGTGGATGATATGGATGGCCCTCCGTGGTATGTACCGACTAAGGAACTCTATCCAGAAATCATTGATCAGATCTGCGCCCTCCGGCTTGGGTATCTTGCAGATGCCTATGTGCTCACTGGCTATGATGGGAGCGATGAGCAGATGCAAGAATTGAATAAGCGCTTTCAATACCGCTGGTGTGGATATCCCGTGAGGGGCGTCGTGTACGCTAGGTAGAGGATATCCAAGTTCAATTTGCCGTCGGCACCGAAAAGTGCCGACGGACAGGGAGACTCTCATCCATGTGATCATGCCGGCGCGCCCGAAATGAAAGGAGTTATCTTTGATGAGTTACGTGAAGTTGACCAAGGTGCAGATGAAAAACCAGGCGCGGATCGAAGCCTGGCTCAAAGGTGTTCCATTCTGTGAAAACTCGCGGGACAAGCATCCGCAAGTCCCAGACTTGTCCATCGAACGAGTCCTGGAAGAATTCTGTCCACCGGACATCAAAGGGGCAGGCCAGTTTTACACGCCGCTGGAAATGGCAGCGCGGGCCCTGTCCTACATCACACCTCGTGCAGGCTCCAGGATTCTGGAACCATGCGCAGGGATCGGAAATCTGTTGTATCCGCTGGTGCCTTACGCGCACGACATCGAGGTGGACGCCTACGAGATAGAGGGCGTCTGCGTCGAAGTAGGGCAGCGGCTTTTCCCGTGGGTGCGCTGGCATTACGCCATCCCATTCAACCATCTCGATGAAATCGAGGTGCAATACGACTTCGTTGTGATGAATCCGCCATTTAGAACTGTTCGAGGCATGGCCCCTGGTGAACGTATGGCGCAGGGGCGCGCCATACACTCAGAGCACATTTTCACCGAGTTGGCCATACGAGCGCTTAAGCCTGGCGGTCGAGCCGTGATGATTGTGCCCAGCCAGGGCGAGCACGCACCCGCATTCCATGAGCGCCTGCCCAAGGGGCTGGCGGCGTGGTTGGAGCCACGGGCCACGGTGATCTATCGGGATGCCAATCTTCCCGGCGAGTTCCAGTTTACTCACATGAACGTCGAGGCGCTGATTTTCGAGCGCACAGAAAGGGGATAATCTATGAGCACGCAATCTACCATCGAATGGACCGAAGCCACCTGGAATCCCGTGACGGGGTGTTCGCCGATTTCGCCTGGCTGCGCGCACTGTTACGCGCGGCGGATGGCAAAGCGGCTGGCCGGACGCTGCGGTTATCCTGCAGTGCCACACGAATTTGAGGTAACATTGCACCCGGAGCGGCTGAGTGAGCCGCTGGGGTGGAAGAAGCCCCGCCGGGTGTTCGTCTGTTCGATGGGCGACCTGTTCCATGAGGATGTGCCCGACGAATATATTGACGCGATTTTTGCGGTGATGGCGACAGCGGAGCAGCACACGTTCCAAGTGCTGACGAAGCGGCCTGAACGGATGTACTGGTGGTTGCAATCGCTGTATACGCGGTCATTGAGGTATCCCGCGCCAGGCAAACGCAGTGTATCGTACACTTACGGTCAGATCGGCGAGATGTTACGCGCGAACGCGCTTGAGTATGGGGTGCGGTTGGGACCTATCAACCGGTCTTTCCCGTTGGCAAATGTGTGGCTAGGAGTCACAGCTGAGAATCAAGAGCAAGCAAATCAGCGTGTGCCGGTACTGTTGGCTGTACCTGGCAAGGTTCGCTTTGTAAGTGTCGAGCCGATGCTTGGCCCAGTGGATTTGACCAGTTTGCAGTGCGAGCGTCTGAAGTGGGATGCACTGACAGGGTACCAGTACGAGATTGAGAATGCTGGTAGCCAGCGCAACTGGCAAGCGGGCACGGCGCGGCTGAATTGGGTGATCTGCGGTGGAGAATCTGGGCCTGGCGCGCGTCCGATGCACCCGGATTGGGTAAAATCATTGCGTGACCGGTGCCTCGCGGCGGATGTGCCGTTCTTCTTCAAGCAATGGGGTGGCACACGCAAGAAGCAGGCCGGACGCTTGCTTGAAGGACGTACCTGGGACCAACTGCCGTCTTAATCACGGAATGTCGAGGCGCTGGCTGTTGAGTGTACCGACTACGATGCACTTACCACGGGGGCAAACTCGTGTTTTTTGGCTCGAAATCTGAAATCTTGTCAAGTGACAAATGTCATATCTTTTGATGACAGATGACACTTCTTTTTTGGGGCGACCTGGTGTAATATGAAGATAGTTTCAAGGAACCCCCCGCGCAGGGGAAATCGTTTAGGAGGCCGGGCGCGGACGGCCTCGAAAGGAGCAGACTGAAATGGACGGCAAGCCCAGATTGTGGAATGCGGGAACAACGAGGGTATTGGCACTTTATAGCATGACTTCCGAGGCGGCAGAGATTCTCAATGAGGGCATGGATACCCCTTATCCTTACGATGACAAAAACCCCGACGGCCCCTCCTGGTATATTCCGGTAGACGATCTTTCCTCTGAGAGCATTTATAAAATCTGCACTCAGCAACTCGGCTACATCACAGGCGCCCGCGTACTCGCGGGGTACACCGGCTCCGAGGATCAGAAAACCTACTTGCATGAGCATTTTCCCTTCAACTGGTGCGGATACCCCTCGCGTTGCATTGTATACATTCGCGATGCCGAGTAGCGATTCACCCCTCCGCGCAGGGGAAAACCACTCAAGAGGCCGGGCGCGGCCGGCCTCGAAAGGAGAAGGATTGAGATGTTGCTCAGAGCGCTTGTAAATCGTAATGGGAAGTTTGCTCGTGAGTTCATGCAGAACTTCCCCCTCTTGGAGGACCAGGAAGTTTTGGGCGTGGACGACTCGGACGATGCCCTCTGGGAGGAGGGCTTCGTTTGGGTTGAGGTTGAACTTGGGAATCATCGGCTCACGAAAGCGCAACGTGAATTCGTCAGTGCGCGCGCAGAGGAGTACCACATGACATCTAAATATTAGCCTTTGGCGGCACAAAAAGCCCCGGCTCTGAAGAGAGCCGGGGCTTTTTCGTGTGCCTGAAGTGCCGAAAAATGTATGCTATAATTTAAGTATGAGCATCCTGCATCGCTCCCAGTCGTCGCACACGCCGGCCGCGCCCGCGTCCCGGCAGGTGGATCTGTTCGTGTGTGGCGACACGCACTGCAACAGCAAGGTCGGGCTGTTGGCGCCTGACCTGCTAGATGACGAGGGCGCCCCCATTAGCCAGAGCCGCTCGCAAGCCTGGCTGTGGGCGCGCTGGCTCGATTACGTCGCGCTGGCTAAAGCGGCAAAAACCGCTGGCCGGCGCGTTTTTGCGCTGGCCCTCGGCGACCTGGTGGACTGCAACATCCACGACAGCTTCCAACTCCATGAGCCGTTCAACCAGGCGGTGATGTTGCGCATCGCCGAGGCCAGTATGCGTCCCTTGTTCTCGTTGGCCGACCGCGTGTTTATCTTGCGTGGCACGCCGGCGCACACGGGAGGCGCGGGCTACCTGGAGGAGTTGCTGGCGCAGGCTTGCGGGCCGCAGGTGGTGCACGATTCCGAGCACGGCACGGCCTCGTGGTGGCTGCTGGAGGCCGAGATTGGCGGCGTGCGCCTCGTGGCGCAGCATCATCCAGGCACGAACTCCATGCGGCCATGGACGCAGGGTGGCGCAGCCAACCGCCTCGCGGCCATGCTCACGCACGCCTACTATGGCGCGGCCTGGACGCCGGAGCTGGCACTCTTCGGCCACATCCACCACAGCGAAGACAGTTACGACAACCATCCCGTGCGTGCCGTGACCAACCGCGCCTGGAAATTGGCGGACGGCTACGACCACCGCGGTGGGCGCGGCTACATGGCGCGGGAAGTCGGCGGGCTCATCGTCCACCTGGACGATGGCGCGTACAGCGTGGAGAAGGTCGCGTACACGCTACCCAAGCCACAACCGTGGCGGGAATAACATATAAGCAAGGAGGCTTTTGAAATGACTGAGTTACTATTTCACGAATACGCTAACATTTTCCCATTGATGACGCCGGAAGAATACGCGGCACTGGTTGCTGATATGCGCGCCAATGGTTACGATCCAACAGCGCCGATTGTGCTGTATGAGGGGCAGATCCTTGACGGGCGCAACCGCTGGAAGGCGGCGCGCGAACTTGGAATAGAGCCGCCCTATGTGGATTACGATGGTGACGATCCGCTGGGCTACGTGGTACGGCGCAATCTTAACCGGCGGCATTTGAATGAAACGCAACGAGGCACAGTAGCCTCAAAACTGGCTAATATAAAGCGTGGCGGTATTAGAGATGGAAATCCACGGCACGTCCATCAAACCGCAAATTTGCGGTTTGATGGACGTATTTCACAGACGCAAGCCGCAGATATGCTGAATGTTTCTCCGCGTACCGTGACGACAATAAGAGCAGTCGAGCGCGCCGCTCCTGATTTGTTTGAACCGATGGCACAAGGCAAAATGACTGCCAGCGAGGCAATGAAAGAAGTAAGGCGACGGGCGCGCGATGCAACACCAGAGCCAGTTGTGGAAATTGCCAGGCGTCAACCGTTTTTGATTGTAGCGCCCGCTGAAAATACCGGACTGGATAATGAGAGCGTTGACTTGATTATTACCTCACCACCTTACAATCTTGGCGAGGCGCATTGGCCTATGGGCGGCAATGGACGCACGCCGCGCGACGAAGGTATTGGCTACTATGACGGGATGCCAGAGGATGAATACCAGCGCTGGCAAGTCGCTTGTTTGCGTGAGTTCTACCGCGTGGCGAAACCTGGCGCGAGTCTGTTTTACAATCACAAAGTGCGCAACCGCGATGGCGGTATCTTGCACCCGATGGACTGGTTACGCAATACCGGCAATCCGTGGACGATTCGTCAGGAGATTATTTGGGATCGTGGTAGCACGCACAATCATAGCGCGACGCTATTTTGGCCCGAGGACGAGCGCATCTATTGGATGACAAAAGGCAATCCAGAATTACCCAATAGACCCATCGGCGCTTCTACGGTATGGAGTTTTCACGGCCCGGTAGCCAATACCTGGCATCCAGCGCCATTTTGTGAGGAATTGCCGCGGCGCTGCATGGATGCGGTCGGGCGCGCTGGCATCACGGTACTTGATCCATTTGCTGGTAGCTGTACGACATTAAAAGTTGCGCTTGAATTGGGCTATGATGCTATTGGCATTGACATTTCTATCGAATATCTGAGCCGGGCGGCAAAGGAAAACGGATGGACGATATTACAAAAAACTTAAAAGGCTCAAAGGCAAGGGACGATTTCAGATTCTACCACAAGCAATCCCTGCCGAAAGATTTCTACGCCTGTGATGGTGATCTGGTATTAGTGCATAAATATCCACCGGGCACTGTGGCATATTTTGATTTCAAGACAACACAAGACCAAATCACGTTCTCTGAGGTAATCCAGTACAACGAATGGATGACGCACGCGCCAGTTTACATTATCGAAAGCGACAATCCGCAAGAGGGACCTTTCACAGTAACCCGATACCTGGGAGGCGACTGGAAACCTGACCCGCCTACCTGGAATCCTGGAGAGGTGCGCTACTGTGCAACCTGGACTGAGTTCGAAAAATTTGAGCGCGAATTGCGCGATGAATATCACCGGCGCGATGGATGGAAGCGTAACCTAAGGAAACGCGACGACGTAGACTTTTAGCCATGACCACCAGTGACCTCGAAGCCGCCTTTTCCCGCGCCTTCGCGCTTCTCGCTGCCGACTATCCACAGCCGGTGCGCGAATACCGCTTTCACCCGACGCGCAAGTGGCGCTTTGACTTTGCGTGGCCGCGTGTCGTTTGCGGCGTGCGGGAGGCTGGCGGTGTCGCGGTGGAAATCGAGGGCGGTTCGTGGTCGCAAGGCCGGCATACCCGCGGCGCTGGCTACGCAGGCGACTGCGCCAAGTACAACGCCGCCGTCATGAGCGGCTGGCGCGTGCTGCGTTTCACAAGCGACATGCTATACAGCGATTTGAGAGCGTGTGTCGCGCAAGTGGTGGCGCTGCTGGATGGCGAACAACGATACTGACCTGACAGCGCGCGACTTCTGGGACGACATCATCGCTGCGGCCCAGGACGTCATCAGCCCGCCGGTCGGGGCTATCACCCTGGAGGAGTTCATGGAGCGGGCGCAGGTGAACGCTTACCGCGCCAGGAAAGTCTTGATGCAGATGGTGCAGGATGGTCGGTTAAAGACCTGCATCTACGGCAAGAAGCGCTACTGGTGGCCGGAGAGGCGCACGGAATGAAGCCGCAGGTGCGTTGTCCGAATTGCGGGAAAGTCCTCGAGGCTCCGGAAGCGCCAACATCTGCCGTCCTGACCAGGCGCGCCATGCTGACGCCGGAGGGACGCTTCCTTGGCGAGTACGACGCCGCGCGCCAGGTGGTGATCCCCCGCTATCGCGGGCAGGATTACGAGTTCCCCCTGCTGGAATGCGATAAGTGGCAGGGCGGTTTTGCTCGTCGTTGTAAAAAGTTGTGATATAATAGGGGTAGAGAGGCGCAACAGGCGCGGGGATGTTTCCCCGCCCCTGTTTTTTGTTATCAGGAGGTGACCCGTGAAATCACTGCTCTACAGCCGCAAGTTTTGGTTAGCCGTTTTTGGCGTAGTCCAGGCGCTGGTGCTGCACTACCTGGATGTCCCCGGCGATGTCTGGGAGAGCATTGTGGCGCTGGTGATGGTCTTGATCGCAGCCATCGCGGTCGAGGATGGTGCGGCCAAGTACGCCGGAAACTTCCCATACGACGGCAAGGGCCAATAACACTCGATGGACGCCACGGCCATCGTGTCAGTCATTGCGGCGCTGGTGGCCGCTGCGGTAAGCGTCTACACCGCCAGGGCCAACCGCCACAAGGTCAAGGCCGAAGCCGCCGACGCGATCAGTGATGCTGCCGTGCAACTCGTCGAACCTTTGAGAGGCGAGAATCTGGCATTGCGGGCTGAAGTGCAGAAGTTACGGGCTGAAGTGGCCTCATTGCGGGATGATGTGACTGCCCTGCAGCGCGAGAACGAGGCGCTGCGCGACGACGTCGAGGCGCTCACCGCGCAGATCAAGTCGCTGGGGCACACCCCCGTGCGGGTTAATTCGCGAAAGGCCGAAGTAACGGCCGCAAATCGCGGAATTGGCGCAAAAAATGAGGGTTAGGAGGCGCAAAAATGGCTAGAGTACGTGCGGCATACCTGCTGATGCTGTCGCGGCTTTGTGCGGTGTTCCTGTGGTTGTTGCGGCGCGCTACGGACATCGTGAGCGCTGGAAATCCCGAATCCAACGCGACCTATGACAAGCGACGGGATGGCTATCTCGCGAGCAGGTTGTCCCATTTCACGCCTGGCTATCGCGCTCCCGTCTTTCGCGTTGACACATCCGGGGGCACGGTGGGTTATACTGCACCCACTTCCTTAGCGGATTGGAGCGGCATGGTCTGCAACTATCTTGCACCGGACGGGCACATCGAGAGTGCGCCGCTGGATTGACCATGGACAATTTGACCTGGACGCCCATTACTGTTCGCCTTAGCGCGCTGGATTTCTGGGAGCGCAATCCCAAGCGGCTGACAAAAGCGCAGGCCAAGCGACTCGCGGACTCGACCGACCGCCTCGGACGTGCGGGCGTGCTTCTCGTAGGGCCGCAGGATGCGCGCGGGCGCTATCCGCTCTACGACGGCCACCAGCGGGCCAACATCTGGCGCACACTGTACGGCCCGGACGCTGAGGTGCACGCGCTGCAATCCAATCGCGAGTTGAGCGAGGATGAGCGTTTGAGCGTCTCACTGCTCACGGTCACGGCAGTTGGCTCGTTTGACTTTGACGCGCTGGCGGGATGGGACACGGGCGTGCTGCAAGACCTGGGCCTGAGCGTGGATTACAAGCACGAGTTGGACGATGCGGCGGCTAATATCGCGGCAATGCTGGAGGCGCTGCGGGTAGATGGGGAAGATAGAAATGCAGCGGAAGATGCCAATGCCGAGGCACGACTAGACATCGCCGATGAATTGCAGGCAAAGTGGCAGGTGCAGCCAGGCGATTTGTGGCAACTGGGCGAACATCGTCTCATCTGCGGCGACTGCACTGATCCTGCTATCGTGGCACGGGTAATGGGGAGAGAAAGTGTACAATCCATCAATACTGATCCACCTTATGGAATAGGAAAATTAATGCAAGGTGGGACATGGGCAAAAAAGCAAGATGCTCAATATTCAAAAATGCGAGAATGGGATAGAGAAACAAGTCAATTATTCTTTGACTTAATTCTTTCATATGGTGTTCCATCAATTGTTTGGGGTGGGAATTATTTCACTACTCCTCCATCTCGCTGCTGGCTAATTTGGGATAAACCGGAATTTCCAACAATGTCAAGTGCTGAATTGGCCTGGACGAATATTGACTATGTTACAAAAAGAAAAGAATTTCCGCGAACTCATCAAGTGGATGGGTTGAAATATCATCCAACTCAGAAACCAGTAGAATTAATTATTTGGAGTATTTCTTTTTTGCCACAGAACACTTCAATTTACGATCCGTTTTGCGGCAGTGGTACAACCATCATCGCTTGCGAGCGCTTGGGTCGTAAATGTCGCGCCGTTGAGATAAGCCCGGCTTATGTCGCCGTCACACTCCAGCGCTGGGCGGACGCGACGGGCGGGACGCCTGTTCGCCTGGAAAATGCAGAATAGACGAAATAGACGAAGGGGTAGGGGATAACAACAATGGCAGCGCCTGCGAGTAAGCATCGCGTGCAAGACTTCATTGACGCGATACCTGGGACGGCCGGCATCATCTCGACGATTGCCAAGAAGGTCGGCTGCAGCTGGCACACTGCCAAGAGGTACATCGAGACCTACCCGACTATCGCGCAGGCATACGCCGACGAGTGCGCCGTGGTGCTCGACCTTGCGGAGACCAAGGTCATCTCGGCCATCAATGAGGGCGACATCCAGACCGCCAAGTGGTATTTGACCATGAAGGGCCAGGGGCGCGGCTACGCCAGGACCGAGCGTTGTGACGTCACCAGCGGCGGGCAACCGCTGACTTTCAGGGTGGTTTATGATCGCGATGAACGTAGCGCCTTCGAGGACGATGCCGATACCGACGCCGCGCAGTAGTCCCGCATTCGCGGGCACTGGCGACCTGCGGGTGCACTTGCATCAGCCACACCCGCGCCAGCGCGAGTTCATTGACTCGCCGGCGCCGCGCAAGGTCATCCGTGCGGGCCGACGCTCCGGTAAGACTACAGGCATCGCGATCTACGCCGTCAGGCAATTCTTGCAGGGCCGGCGTGTGCTCTATGCCGCGCCGACTGCCGAGCAACTCGGACGCTTCTGGTACGAAGTCTGCGGCTCGCTTGAAGAGCCCATCTCTGCCGGCGCCCTGTACAAGAACGAGACTGAGCACACCATCGGT